CCAGAGTTGTATGGCATCGACGACACCTTGCGCCATTGGAAAAAAACAAACACTCCAAACTTACAACCGTCTAAAAAAGATATCGAAGCATGAGCCGTAAACAAACCAAACAAGAACGCATCGAAGAACTCGAGAAGGAGGTCGCCGCCTTACACGCGCTGAACGTCCAGCTCGGCAACACGCTCAAGATGACCGAGGATGGTCAGTGGGTCGTTATCTCCGAGAAGGACTTGAACAGGTACAGGAACGGCATCGACGCGCTCATCAAGGCCGGTGACCAAGTGAGCGACTACCTTTCCGAGGTTAACACCGACGACGAGACCGCCTTTATCCTGCAAGTCTGGAAGAACGCTAAGGGGTCGGACAAGTTCTAACTCGTGGCAACGCCCACCGACGACGAGCTAGCGGAGATGTCGAGGTGCTGGGGCGTGAGTATTGACCGCCTCCGCTTTCTCGCCACCTGTCCGCACTACGACTCTAGGCCACACATCCGGGTCGACGACTACAAAGACCCGACCGACCGACACATCGCTAAGGCCATTAGGGAAGCCATCCGTGGCTCCTGGCTAACCGCTGACGCTGCCAAGATTGCGGGCGTTCCCCTTAAGACCATCGAGGCGTTCGTTTGCCGCCACGGCATCATCTGGCCTCCCGGCTGTCGGCGCCGTCTCGAGTGGGGACGCGGCACGACCCACACGCATCGCCTGAACGACGAGCATAACAACCTCCTAGCCAAGGGACGGCTCACGATGGCTCAGGCCGCAGCTCAGGGCATCGCCGAAGGGCTGACCGCCACCGAGACCGCCGAGAAGTTCGGCTTCTCCGCTCCAGGGATGTACAACTCTGCCGTGCGTCAAGGGCTCAAGTTCCGCAGCCACTTTGAGAAGTTCGGCAGACACAAAGGCAAGCCACCCGCTCCAAATCTATGAGCCGCCTTACCAAGTTTATCTTCGCTTCGGACAGTCACGGCGACATGGCAGACCCTCAAGCCCTCGCGGCCCTCTACGAGTTCACTAAGGACTTCGGCGGTGACAGCGTCCTGAAGATAGCCGGCGGCGATCACTACGACTTCCGCTCCCTCCGCAAAGGGGTAGGCACCGACAAGGAAGGCGCTGAGTCGCTCCAAGAGGACATCGAGGCCGGCGAAGACTTCTTTGCCAAGTGGAAGCCCAACGTCTACCTCTGGGGCAACCACGAACACCGCCTAGACTCCATGCAGGGCCACGGTCAGGCCATCGTCCGCGACTACTGCACCGACCTCAAGGACCGCATCAACCGCGTAGCTCGTCAGAACGGTGCCAAGGTCATCCTGCCCTACCACGCCGACAAGGGCGTCTATCGTCTCGGCCCTGTCGCTATGGTCCACGGCTACGCCCACGGCGCCAACGCTACAGTCGTCCAGGGACTGCACTACGCTCCCCACGGCGGGGCTTTAATCCACGGACATACTCACAACCTAGCAAGCGTCGCCTTGACCAAGCACGGGGGCGGTAACGCCTTCTCAGCTGGTTGCCTATGCCGTAAGGACGAGATGACATATAGTGCCCACCGCCTAGCGACCTCCCGCTGGGGCTCAGGCTTTGTCGCCGGGTTCGTTACCAAGGGCGGCGACTATAAGGCTTGGCTCGTCCACAAGATGGGCGGCGTCTGGATCTGGCAGACCGAACTCAAGACCTTTACCCCATGAGTCACCGCAAGCCTGACGCGCTTCTCCTCCGAGTGATGGCGGCTATTCACAAGACAGCCGAGAAGCCCCCTAAGGGTTTCCGAACGATGGACCAGTGGGCCAAAGTCTGGAAGTGTGAGCGCACGACTGCCCGGCAATATATCATCAAGGGGATGCAGCTGGGACTTATCCAGGAGAAGACCTATCGCGTAAACATCCGGCGAGACGCCAAACCCTACCCTGTCGCCCACTACGGCGAAATGACTCGACCTAGGAAGACCTAAGCCCCTTAGTCCCCCACCTTACCTCCAAGCCAATGGAACAACCTCCCCCTTCTGCCCTAGACGCGGAACGGCACATCCTTGCCGTCTGCATCGCCCAAAGCCTACCGCTACCCGATGGGCTCATCCCGTCCGACTTCTGGGAGCCTCAGCACCAAGACCTCGCCGCCGCGATCAGCGGGCTCATCGACGAGGGGACAGCCCCCGATGAGTTAACCGTCACGCAGCGCCTTCGAGAACTCGGCTCACCCGTTGAGGCCTTCACCGTCTCGGACCTATCGACCACCGGGCAATTCATTCAGCCGAACGCCGCTTGGAGTCATGCGGTGATTAAAGCCCTTAACCTACGCAAACTCGGTGAGCAAGCCCGTGCCGTCCTCAAGGTCGTTAACGAGCCCGGTGCTGACCCCGAGGCCATCGTCCTCGCCCAAGAGCAACTTGCCAAGTCTCTGACACGGCGCAAGGGGCACGGCAAAGAAACTGCGACCGAATACTTCGACCTCGACGCTATGCTCGCCTTTGACGCTAAGGACGACAAGACCGTCCTGATCGGAGCCGACCGCCGCTGGATTTGCCAAGGCTACCCGTTTCAAATCGTTGGCTTCTCCGGCACGGGTAAGTCCTCCCTCGCGGTACACCTCGCCGTCCACTGGGCTCTCGGCAAGGCACCCTTCGGCCTGAAGCCCGTGCGCCCGCTCCGTATCCTAATGGTCCAAGCCGAGAACGACTTTGGGGACGCAGCTGAAGGGCTCATCGGCGCCGCCGCTAAACTAGTCGAGGGCGAACGCCTAGCGCTGAAAGAGAACCTAATCTTTGTCCGGCAGTCCGCTAAGATGGGCTTCCCCTTTATCGAGTACCTGGGCGAGATGGTCGAGAAGCACCGCATCGACCTCATCATCGCCGACCCGCTCCTGGCATACGCTAACTTTGACATAGCCGACCAAGCCGAGACGACCGCCTTCTTACGCGGACCCGGTGGCGTCTTCGAGATGCTCCAGCGGACCAAGGCCGCCCTGCTGTATATGCACCACACGACCAAGCCCAAGTCGGCTGACGATCTCGACGGCATGACCCCTCAGCAACTTGCCTACCTCGGGGCCGGCTGCGCCGAGTGGGTTAACTTTGCCCGCGACTCGGGCTACCTGTTCCGCACCAAGGCCAACACCTCGGACGGTCGGGCCGTCTACCGCTTCGGGTTCTCCAAGCGTCAGTCCCGCTCAGGGCTCAAGGACTCGACCGACCGCTTCGCCGGGCACGTCAACCTCTGCCACGCCGACGACGGGCAAATCCGCTGGGAGTACGCTCCCCCCGTCATGCAGGACGGACAGGCTACCCAGAAGGGTCATTCTAGCCCCGCCAAGGGCTCGCCACGCCCCTTTGACTACTGAGGGGCTACCTTCCCCTACCCTAAGCCCTACCCCCACCTTAAAACGCCTCCTATGCGTCCCGACCCCTCACGGACATTCCGACAGACATTCCGTCCTTACCCTACAGGTAAGGTTAGATACTCCTTAGCCCTTCCCTGTGGTCGGGCAGTCGTATCTTGTTATCACCCCAAGTCCTAGGCGATGCCCAACCCTAACCAAAGACGAACCGTTCCCGCGTCAGTTGCCCAAGGCCTAAGCCTAACCCGGGCACGTCAAAAGGCTTGGAGGGATAGACCCGACCACATGGAGGCGATAAGAAAACGGGCCACCGACCAAGCCAAGCCAGTCAAGGAAAGGAAACACCTTAGGCTAGTCGAAGACCTCAAGGCCTTACCCGATCGCATGACACCCCAGGAGCTTGATGACCTGTTCCTAAAGTCGTATCTTACTCACAAGCAAGTCACTCGAGACTCGTTCTTTAAACGCGTTAAGCGCCGTGGCCTGCTGTCCTATAACCCAGCCGACGGCTGCTGGTATAATAACACTAGCCCCGCGACAGCATAATTTACTTACGCTGTCCTAAAGACCTCACACTCTATGCCCGTGGTTAACAAGTCCAAGCCGCCCAAGCAGCGCAAGCCGATGCCCCCACCATCTCGGGCTATCCCTTCCCGCGTTGAGAAGGAGAAGCAGCGCCGCTTTAACGCGTACCTAAAACTCTGGAAGACAGTCATGGACAAACAGGAGGATGACTTATGTCGCTGAACGACCTCACCGCACCGGCTAAGGAAGCCAAGTCGTTCGACGCGTGGTTCTTCAAGCAGTCGAAGAAGTCTCAGGACAAGATGCGCGAGGCTGGTGTCATCCCGTACCGCGAGATGGTACAGAGCCGGCACATCTTCAACATCGACCCGAACCATCCAGCCTGGGCAACGGTGGACACGGACAACGTCAGGCACGAGGCCGAGACGTTTATCTCCCGCGATCACGTTGGCGTAATGCTCAAGGCCTTCTTCGATGCCGTGGCTTTCTCGGACTGCCACGCCTTCCGTCGACACGTCGAGCTCGTGCGCTGGTCGCTCAGTCTGCCCGGCTGTCTCGGCTCTCGTACCCTGTGCAAGATGTATGGTCGCTCCCATATGTGGGCACAGAAGCGGGCGAAGCAGATAAGACTTACGGTTAACGCTGACGCGGTTGGCCTGTTCCCGCATCACAGCAGCCCCCCCACGCCCCTACGGCGCACGAACCCATGCAAAGCCCCATGCCCTTGGGAAAGTTTATTTTGTATTTGAATTGAGGACGGCCCTGCCACTCGCCGTCGGGGGTCACTTCCACCTCGACCTCG